TTTGGTCTATCGTCCATGAGTGGTTTAACTGGTGCTCACGTAATTGAAGACCAAGCACGAAAATTTGGATTTGGAATCACTGGTTTAACCACTGGTTCAGGATTTCCACCGTTTGGAACCAGCGGCATTACTCTAAATGCCAGAGGCAGTGTTCACGGTTCTCTTACTGCTGTGCTACAGAATCCATCAGGGCTTACTCGCCCCAACGGCATCACCGTTAGTGAATTTGGTGCAGGGCAAACAGTTGGTCTGTATCTAAAGAAGTTTGTCCGCGACGGTTCTGATGTGAGTGTTACCACATCCGCAGGAGTTGCAGGCAATTCTTTAGGATTTGGTGGGGGATTCACTGCCAGTCTTTACTTTGGTGTTGCGTCTGGAGCAACAGGAGTTTGGCGGCTGTCTTGATTCCGAAATTCTAACCACCCATTAAGTAGAAAGAGTGGGAATGGCAGACGCAGAATTTGATTTTGGTTTTACTGCGGTTGACGAACAAGAGTTAAAACTCGTAACACCTCCTGTTTTACCACCACAGCCTCAAATTTCTGGCGATGCACTTGTTTCTCTGTCTACGAAACTTTCAGAATTAGACACTAAAGTAACTGCACTAAAACCTGCGTCTTCCACACAGTTGGTTCGTATGGAAGAAAAACTTGACCGCGTGCTTAACATGCAATTGGGGGAATTGAATGCGTCACTGCAAGCACAGGGTCAAAATTTAAGTGCTGTTTTGGATGAGGTTGAAGAACGAACAGTTGCTATGCGTGAAGAATGTAAAACAAAAATGGCACAAATTGAAAAAATGATACTTCCACTTCTTGTAAATTTAATGAAGAGCCCCGAAAAAGAATACATTCATTGGCCCAATCGTGCAGAAAAAATTCAGGCACAAATTGACAGAATAACTGGACTAACACGGAGTTTTGGAGTATGAGCGACGAATACAAAAGTCTACGCACAGTAATCTTTGAAGTTCAAGCCGCTGCTGCTCCTACTGTTGTGTCTTCGTCCAAGCCGCAACAAAAGGCTGAGCGTAAAACAGGTGAGACTTGGAAAACTGCAAGCGGTCACTACGGGGCAAAGAATCCGTCAGGAACCGTTGACTACTTTGAAGACGAAGACCGAGCCAAAGCATATGCCAAAGGACAAGGACGTGGTGGTAGTGCGGACTACAGCAAAGTAGACACCTCTCGTGAAGTAGCACTAGACGGAGACGGATTTGCAAAAGACGCTGCTGCTGACCAAAAGCCTGTAACCACACAGCCCAAAGGCAACAGGCAACTACAAACCAAACCACAGCCGCAGGCAAGCCAAACACAACCACAGGCTGTTGAACCTGCACAAACCAAACCCGTTGACCAGCCCACCAAGACTGTAAAAGACGAACCACAGCCTGAAGAAGAAAATCCCCAAGTAGCAGCAGAAGACCCTGTAACAGTTTTTGATTCTGCATTCAATGAAGTCCCACCGGGCAGCGGTAAAATGAAACCTGATATTCGCAAGGCTAATGTGGTGACTCGTGCGATTGCCAGCAAAGCATTTGTTGGGCCAAAAGACGATGGGGACTCGGTGTTTGGTGACGCAAAAGTTGAGCGGCAGTTCACTGATGAAATGAACCACGCAGCACTTGCAGCACTTCGTGGGCAAAAGGTTGTTGATTTTGAGTTGTGTTCAAAAATATTTTCGCAAGTAGGATTCTGTTACGACAAAACCGGTAAGAAAACCACCAAAGGTATTGTTCGCAAAGACATGCCTCAGTTCTCCTCACAGGTTGATCCTCAAAAAACCGATTCGCCTGCGTTCAAGACCCTTATGGGGGCAAAAGGCTACACTAGTCCCGAGCAAGTAACTGCTGAAGACTTGAAACTTGAAGTCAATATGGAAAAAGCGTACCAACAAGCCCTTACAGACGCAGGATACGAAATTAATGACGAAGAAGTGGATGCCACTTCGCTAAAGCCTATTCAGGGCGAACTACTAGGCTCCAAAGTTGCTGCTATGTACGGCACACTTGTAGCCGCACAACAAGACCCCGAAAACTACGGCAAAGCAGCGGCTCGTTTGCTTGAACCCATTTATGTAAGTGATGGGTATGTGATTGACGGACACCACCGATGGGCAGCACAATGTGCAGTAGATATTGCCAACGGTGCAGGAACCAATGCCACGATGCGGACACGCACCATTACTAAAAACGGAAAACCTGTTCCTATTGATGAAATCATAGAGTTTTCAAACCAGTTCCAACAGGATGTGGGACTAATGAGCCAAAGCCGTTCAGGAGGAACCGTGCAAAACAAACCAGAAGCCAAGCCTGAAGCCAAGACAGAAGAAGTGTTCAAGTCTTCCCGTAGCCGTCTTGTGGAGTCACTGCTTGAAGCAGTCAAGGTTAAGCGTGATCGTGGCCCACAACTAGGAACAATTGGTTACGGAGTAAACGCTGATGATCCTGCACGATTTGTGGGATCAAACAAGCCACTCAAGGCTCGCAAAACCGATGCTATGGGCAATCTGCTACCCAAGCCTAGTGCAAAAGGATGGGCAGCAAGTGAACGAGCCACAGGCAACGCTATTGAAATGGCACAAGAACTAATTGCCATAATAAACATAAAGCCCAACGGAACCGTTTTTCAAATCTACGGAGAAAAGAACGGAAAACCGTACACGCTAAAGGTAAAGAAAATAAAAAAGATGGGTGTAGACACTTTTCAAACTTCATCTGCTCGTGAAGTAGAACTAAAAGCAGCAGGAACAGGATTACAAGTATTAGACAAGAACAGCCGAAAAGTTTTGCTTGATCGTGGCAACGACATGTTGTGGGACTAAAATGAAAGATTTCAAAGACTTAAGAGATCACGCTTTCAGTTCGCTTCAAAGACTGTTTTTTGAAGAGTTTGATGCTGAACTAACCGAATCTAAAATCGTGCTTGACATGCCTGAATTTGATCGGGACGATGTGGTTGCTTATTTGGATGAAGAGGGCGTGGAGTGGGAAGAAAAAGAGGACGGCACTATTGAAATTTTAGACCCTGTTGAACAAGCAGACATAGAAGTTGAAATTGAAGCCGAAGAGGACGATATCGAAGAGTCGGTGGAAATAGACACCGAAATGTTGGGCGAGGCTGCTGCCAGACGTAAAATTGTGGTTCGTAAAGGCAAGAAGAAGATAATTTTTAAGTGTGGCCCAGGAATGATGAAACGTGGCCCTCGTTTGTGTGTTCGTCGTCCGGGATCACAACTACGAAAAATGAAACTTAAAGCAAAACGATCTGCAAGAAAAGGCAGATCAAAGCGTAACGTAGCAAAACGAAGACGAAAAATTTCAATGAGAAAACGATTGTCTTTTGGATTGCGTCCAAGAAAATCAAAGAAGCGTAAATGAATGTAAACCCCATGATTAACTGTGAAAGAAAAGGTAACGGCGGAACAATACGGGTAGTATCTTCAGGACAAGAAAACACTATTGATTTTTTTGTGTCTGACAGTGGTGTTACTCCATTAACTCTGTCTGTAACAGAGCATCACGGAAACGAGCCCCGCATAACGGTTGCGTTGGTTGAAAGCCTTGTGCAGCGGTACAATTCTCCTGTTGTGTGGTTTACTACGAAAAACGCAGAATTACGATACACTTCGTGGTTTTCTAATTCCGTATACAGATACACCACAAAAGACGAAACGTCTTTGTACACCAAACCATTTAAAGACGGAAACGTGTTTTCCCGTATTTACGCCATGTCAGAAGCAATGAGCAACTACTGTTTGATTAAACCACTAAATGAGGAATTGCAGATATTTGACCGCTACTCTATACTTTCCAAATTTAGAAAAGCATTAAAACCTATGGAATTCATATCCATAAAAGAAGAGAGCGATCACAACATACAAACTGTTTGTGTGAAAGCAACCCGTGAAATAATAGAAAGCGGAAAAAAGAATCTGAGTGCAACCAAAGGGTTTAAAAAAGGATTTGCAGAAGTTTTAGAGTGTTTGGAAACCACACAGGAACAATCTGCAATTGCATTTGACACCAAAGTTTCGTATATGCGTGAAGTTGTTACTAGGGTGTGTCTACCAGCAATCGTCATTTTTGGCAGTGGAAATGCGTTTACACAAGCGGTGACGGGTGCATTTGCTCGTGGCACAGGACAATACGTGAAACTATCTGAAGAAATGCTTGATGCTTACGAGCAAGCACTAAAATATTCTGATTGATTTTATTGTTGATTTTTTATTGTTTTGCTGTGCTACATACTAACAGGAGAATACCATGCCAAACATGAAAGACATGCTTATGTGGATGCGAACTCAACAAAACAAACCAGAGTTCGCTGCTGCCAAGCGTTGGCTTGATCGCAACCAAACTCCACTCCCAAAAACTGTAAAAGACGAACCTGAAGTGGAAGCGGTTGACGAAACCCCTGCCGACAACGAATAACCTATGAAAACTTTTCGTCATGCGTTCGTTGATATCAACGGCAATGTAAACGCAACCGAAGAAAACGGTAGCCGCCGTTACACCACGCCTGATGGTGTGTTTCCGTCTGTCACCACAGTTACAGGATGGGCAAAGCGAGCGTTTTTTGCCAAGTGGCGGCGTGATAACCCTGAAGAATCACGACGCATTTTGACTCGCGGCACACGGGTTCATGCCATCATAGAAGACTACCTGCAAAACCGAGCGGAGTCCACTCTTACCGAAGCAGCAGGAACCGAAGAGTTGGACATGTTCCACACCATGCAGCCGTACTTGGACTGTATTGACAATATTCGTGCCATTGAAGTGCCCCTGTGGTCAAAACGTATCGGGCTTGCAGGACGCACCGACTGTATTGCAGAATACAACGGCAACCTGTCTGTGGTGGACTTCAAGACTTCCAAGAATCCCAAGAGTGAAGACGCAATCAGCGATTATTTTACACAAGGTGCTGCATACGCTCTCATGTGGCAAGACCTGACAGGGCAACGGGTAGACAATATTACAATTATTATGGGTGTAGCCAGCACAGGCGAGTGCCAAGTGTTTGAAGCCCACACCCGTGATTGGGTGGAACCCCTCGTGGATGCCATAGCCCTGTGGCGGTCTGAACAGGTTTCTGTCGTCTAAATAATGGGGTGAACCCCATGAATTCATTTATTCCCTTTCTAGCGGAATCCCTCAAGAGCACAGGGGGCAAGAATGTGCACTTGGAACACCTTGAAGACGAAATCTTCAACAGCGGGTTTGCAGGCTTTTCCAAAGCCATGAATTCTCTGCGTGGCGTGGTGCAGTCGCTTTACGGCAACGACACCGTGCCATACGATATTTCTGTAAAGTGGGACGGTGCGCCAGCGATTATTGTGGGTGTGAATCCCGAGAACGGCAAATTTTTTGTGGGCACAAAAAGTGTGTTTAACGTTACACCTAAAATAAACTACACATCCGAAGACATTGACCGTAACCATCCCGCTGATGGGCTGAACACCAAACTTAAACTAGCACTTAAGTACTTCAAGACGCTCCGCATCAGCACCATTCTGCAAGGCGACCTCCTGTTCGACAGCGAGACTCGCCGTAACGAAACCATTGACGGTAAGCGATACATTACATTCCAGCCCAACACCATTAAATACGCGGTTGATCCTAAGTCCGAACTGGGTGCACGAATCGGTGCGGCTAAACTTGGCATCGTATTTCATACAGAGTACGGTGGAGACAGAATGGCAGACCTGCGTGTGGTAAAGTTCAATCCATCGCTAGACGGATTAGCCAAGAGCCGAGCAGTTTGGTACGACAATGCCACCTACAGATTTTCTCGCGGCGACGGCTTGTTTAATGCCAACGATGTTGCTTACATTAACGCTCAAATAGACAACAACATTCGGGACGGTATTGCTTTACGAAGTGTAATGAACGGACTAGCCAAAAACACCGCAGTGGTTGCAGAAATTAAAATGTATTTTAACAGCATTATTAGAAGTGGACGTGAATTAGGCGATGCCAACGAACTTTTGGCATTTTTGACTGCCAAGATTGATGCCAAACGCAAAGAACGTAAAAGCAAAATTGCTGCCAAAACGCCTACCCCAACATTGGATTACATTCGTGCCAACCGTAACCAAATCAATCGGTTGTTTGCACTACATAATCGTGTAGCACAGATTAAGAAGTATGTGTTAGGCAAACTAGGAACCCTCTCTACAGGATTTGGAGCGTTTGTACAAAAGGGTGACAAGTATGTTGCAACAGTTCCCGAGGGGTTTGTTGCAATAGACAGGTTGAGTAATGATGCGGTAAAATTAGTTGACCGTATTGAGTTCTCAAAGGCAAACTTCACGATTTCCAAATCGTGGAAACATTGAAATGAAACACATACACCATATAATTCCAAAACACATGGGAGGAACAGACGATCCCTGTAATTTGGTGGAATTGGATATAAAAGATCACGCAGAGGCACACAAAATTTTGTGGGAAACTCATGGAAAACTGGAAGATTTTGTTGCTTGGAAAGCATTGTCTGGAAATAAAGAAGAATCACAAATAGCAAGAAAAAAACTTGCTGCTGATAATTATAGAAAGTTTCTAAAAACAGAAGAAGGAATAAAGTGGATTGAGAAAAATATGAGAGGAAAAGATCGTTCAAAAATGATAGAGGCAGCGAGAATCGCAAATACTGGTCGTTCAAAAACAACTGAAGAAAAAATAAAAAACGCAAACGCTCACATTGGTAAAAAACATAGCAAATCAACTATATCAAAATTGAAAGATATAGCAAAAAACAGGTCAAACGAACACATACAAAAAATAGCAAATTCTAACAGAGGTAAAAAAAGATCAGAAGAAACAAGAAGAAAGATAATAGAAGCAAATCTCAAAAGATGGAGCGTCATAAAGAAAAAAACTGGTGTCCATTCGTTTTCTGACCTTACGGAAAGAGGTGATCCTAATGCTACATAAGAAAAACGCTGCAACAAAAACGGTTGTTGTGGCGTTCGGGAGGTTTCAACCGCCCACGAGTGGACACCAGTTACTTTTCAACAAGGTGGTAGACACAGCGAAACGAATGGGAGCCGACCACGCGATTGGTTTCAGTCGCAGTCACGACCCCAAGAAGAATCCGCTGTCGCCATCTCGTAAATACTATTGGTTGAAACGCCTATTTCCAGGAGTACACTTCATAAATTCGGAAGACATAAAGACCCCGTTTGACCTGTTGTATAAACTTGCAGACACGGGGTACGAGCATGTGGTGTTTGTGGGTGGAGAAGACCGCAGCGAAGACTACGACGATTCCAACATTCGCAAACTCATAAAGCACCCTGACCCAAAACGCCGCCTAAATTTGAAACGATACGATTTTGTTATGGCAGGAAAGCGTGATGCCAAAGCCACAGGTGTGCAAGGCATGAGTGCCAGCAAAATGCGAGCAGCAGTTGCCGAAGACGATAAAAAGTCTTTTGTTCGTGGAATGCCGTCTGCTGCGGGGCGTGACGATGTGGTGAAACTGTTTGATGACCTGAAGCGTGGTATGCGTGTAAAACTCAAAGAAGACTTTGACTTTACAGAACTGTATCACGCTGCTGCGGCTAATCTGATTGAAAGCGACAAGTACAAGCGTCGTGCAGACACACCAGGTCAAACAGGTGGGTTCTCCAAACACAGCACACAGTTCCCCACACCTCCGTGCAAAATTGACGAAGACTTGGGCGATTGGTTTGCACAGAAATGGGTCAACATTGGTGGCAAGAAAGACCCAAAGACAGGCGAGTATCCGCCGTGTGGTCGCAAAAGTGCAGACAGCAAAGGCCCATATCCCAAGTGCCGTCCCATGCGTCGTGTGGGCAGAACTCCTGAAACTGTGGGTGAGATGAGTCCCAAAGAACGCAAAGCGGCTGTGCGTCAGAAGCGACGAGCCGAAGGCAAAACACCCAAAGCAGGCAAGGGCAACAAGCCCACAATGACCAGTCATAAAAATTTGGGAGAAGACGCATCGTGTCCCATCAACCCACGAGGTGGTGCAGAGGACACGTGGGTAGCAGTCAAGGGCGGTAAAGTATATTTTTATATTGGGCGGTGCAACCAACCGTATCAAATATTTGGAAACGATGCGGTTCAAGCCATCCGTTACGGTGAAGAGATTTATGTGTCTATGCGAAACGGTAAAACAGCAATTTATAAAATTAAAAATGGACGGACTGTTTATGGGCCAGTCCGCATGGTTTGATAGCAATATTTTATGGTCTAAATATAGTAAACACAGTTTTCAAAGGAACCACTGCATGGACACCGCTATTAAATCTAAACTACAAGCCCTGTTGCGTCTTGGTCTGGTTTCACAGAACAATGTGCGTCGGGCTATGACTCTGTTCTCTGACCCCGAGCGATACGCCCGCAGTCCTGCGTACCGCACACTCATGCAGGAAATTCTAGTAGATGTGGTGGACACCATTCTAAAAAATCGTGTACTGTACACCGCACTACGCTCATCACTAACCAAAACCAAAGGAGCCACCGATGCTTCAGAAACCGTTGCTGCTACTAGCCAAAAGTTGGGAGAAGGTATCGAAAGTGACCGCACAACTGCTCTCCTCCGTAGTGGCTTGGTGGACAAAGAGCAAATAACTGCTGCTCGCAAGGCTCTCAAGTCCAAGAACAACATGAAGAGCATGAGCATGGGCAAAGTGTACCGTGAAATGATGATTAATATGTTGGACTCAATGGTAAAGAAGATTACAGGTAGCCCGTCTTTGTTCAACGCTTTCAAGTACACTATGGGCAAAGAAACTGTGGAAGAAGGTTTTGATTGGGCTTGCGAGGAAAGCATTGCACTCTGCGGACTCCACGAAGACGCACAAGAGATTCTTGAAGCCAACAAGCCCACCAATCCGTCGCTGTGGTCGCAAGCCAAGAGTCAAGCCCGAAGCAAGTTCAAGGTGTATCCGTCTGCTTACGCAAACGGTTGGGCAGTAAAGTGGTACAACTCCAAGGGCGGCGGATGGAAGAGTGTCAGCGAAGGCAAGTCGTTCTTTGATTTCAGCAAGAATGTGGACGAGGCATGGGAAGGCTCTCCGGCTCAAGCCAAACTAAAGAAAGCCAAGGCTGATTACGCTGCACACGCTGCCGAAATCAAGAAGCCTGTTCCCCCTGCCCGTGGTTCTACCCATCCAATGGCTCGGCAGGACACCAAGAGCGGAAAAATGTACTGGGCAGCGGATCGGCGCAAGAAGGCAGGAACCGGAACCCGCCGCGCTAGCGATGTATCAGACGAAAGATCAGGTTCGGTCAGCGAGTAAATCTGAAAAGGGAAAGCACATGAAAGACAACAAGACATTCAAGGCATTTCGCAACACCCTGAACGAGAGCGAGTACTCTGAAGTTCTCACAGGTTACGGCAACCGCTCGGCACACAAGGACGGTGCAGGTCTGCACCACCTACAGTCTGCGGGTGCTCTTGCAGGCATCAATGCCATGCTTGCCACCATCGGCAAGGGTACATACCTTGACCCCAACGAGGCGTTCCTCAAGATAAAGGTGAGTCTAAATGTGGTGCAACTAGACTTCCCGTGGACTCCCCGTTCATGGGATGGTGGCGTTGGTTCTTTCGATATTCCTGTGGTGCAGTTTGGTCGCGTTGACGGCTACGACGCACAAACAGGTGAGATTCGTTTTGACGGCAAGGCTAACCCCACAGGCGGATACACCGAACTGAATCTGCATGTGGATGTGGAACTCACCCCTGAATCGCTGTATGTGGTGACTGCTAAACTCACCCCATCAGTAGCCGTTGCAGAAAACGTAGAGTCGGTGAAGGAAGAAACCGAGATTGATGAAGACTACCAAACTCCCGCTCGTGAACGCGAACTTGCCCGAAAAATAGAGAAGCACGAAGACATTGCACAGCGTGGATACTCTGCTAGAATGACGAAAACAGGCAAGGCGGCAAAGCGTGGTGAAAAACTAGAAACCAAGCACGACGCTGCTTCAGTCCGTCTACTCAAGCGTTCACGAAAAGAAGAAGAGTCACCCCGCACCTACGGTCGCGGCGGCAAACTTGTAAAGCGTGGTAGCCGTGCAGAAGTCAAAGAAGAAGCGGAGCAGATTGACGAGTTGAGCAAGGGCACAAAGGACGCATATGTTGCCAAGCGTGGCTCGCAACTGTCGTCCATGCTGAGTGGACACAAGCATAGCAAGCAACTAACTGGCCCACAGCAAGCCAATGCCGTGAAGGGCATCAAGCGGGCTACTGGTGTCAAGGAAGAGGTTGAGGTTTCAGAAGAGTGGAAGTCTCTCAAAAAGACTAAAGCCGATTTGAATGCCATTCGTGCAAGTGGCAAGACGGTAAGCGTTCAGCACGGTGAAGGCGATACTCTGTACCGAGTTTCCAAGCCCAAGAAGTCTGTCAAGGAAGAAGCGGAGCAGATTGACGAAGCAGGACAAGCCAAACTAGAGCGTCTTGGCAAAGCCTACGACAAGGCACGAATCGGTTCTCGCGGTGTTCTGAACCCTGAAAACAAGAAGCGTCTTGGTGATGCGTACTTCAAGATGCGTGACAAGGTTCTAGACAAGCGAAAGAAGCGTATTGAGAAGGGCACTTTCAACAAAGAAGCCGAAGTAAAGGCTGTGGTTGCAAAAAATAGAGGCACATTCAGCAAGGTGTTTGGCAAGAAGACCGTAAAGGAAGAACTGGTTGGCGGTCAGAAGAAACTTGACCTAAACAAGAACAAGCGTCTTGACTCACAGGATTTTGCTCTGCTTCGTGCCAAGAAGAAAAAGCCTATGGCTGAAGCCAAGATGAAGCAGTGGACTCCTCGCTTGGACAAACTAGTGGATAACCGTGACGCTGTTCGCAGCAAGCCCAAGAAAACCATCCTGACCCAAAAAGTGCAGGACGGCAAAAAGGTTGGTTCGGCTCGCCCCATCCGCAAGTACGAAGGATGAAACGCTTTTGGGAGTACATCCGTTTAAAAAATGTGCCGTCTGTGTACGAAGACGTATTTATTGGGCAAGGTCTTGAAATATTAAAACCAGATCCTGGAACAAACATAGCAGATGCTGATCTAACACCCAAAGAAAAACAAAACAAGTTCAAGAAAAAGAACTTTAAAAAGTAACAACCCGTTTTTGTTATGGATTTCAAAAAACTCAACCGAGACAATTTTTTTCTGTATGCAATAGGGCGGTATACCAACCCCCAATGTGAGGGCATGGGCGAGTTTAATGAAGACATTAACCGTATAAAATACGTGAAACGGCTACTTAAAAAATATAAACGTAGTGGACGCATCCGCCCAATTTTATTGTTGAATCATCTTACAATTTTAGGAAACGTGTTTACCCCGATAGGTGCGGCTCGTATGCTATTTTTTAAATTAGAACCTGATTTACACTCTTGTTTAAAGTCCGTTCTGTTGTATTTAAACTACATAGGAGAGGGTATGGTATTGGACAACACCCCCATCGACACCATTCCAATGGACGAACGGCTTGTAGAGGTTTTACGGAGCCTATAAAGAGGATTGTATGGCTAAACGACTAAAACGGTTTTCTTCGTTTTTAGAGCAGGAGGGGGGATTGCCTACTACTGCTCCCACCAACGCGGTTGGAAGTGATAAAATTGCAGGAACAGGCAGTGATTTTCCCCCAGTACACGCCAAAAAACGATATAATATTTTAAAAAGAAAAACTGCAAAACTACTAAATAATAAGGTGATTGAACACAACACTTTAAACAAGGAGTGAGCATGCCATTTACACCTGAACTACTGTCCTTGCTTGCGGGAGGAGCCACCGGCTTCCTGTTTCGCTACATGGCACAGAAATCACAAGACCAAAAAGAAATGTTCCAGCGGCTCATGGCTGCAAACCAGCAGACCACAGAGAACCAAGACAAAGCAGCACATCGTGTTCCCATTGATGTGGGTCGTGGAGTGCGTCAGGTAATAGTGTTGTCCATTTTGTTTGGAACATTCTTGGCTCCGTTTATTTTACCGTTCTTTGGACTGCCCACGTTTGTGGAAGTGGATTCCACCACCCCTGAAGGGCTGTTTGGGTTGATTCCACAAAGCACTAGAAAGTTTTTCGTGGAAATAAACGGATACTTGTTTACTTCTGAAAACCGTCAAATCCTACTGAGCATTGTGGGTTTCTACTTTGGCTCCGCTGCCGCATCCAACAAATCATAAGGAGCAACCATGAAAACCGTATACGCAGTTCTGTTTGGTTTGCTAGCCGCTTGCAACACTGTTCCCCAAATAATTCCCGATACTTCAGGTGATAGTGTAATAATGAAGAGGCTGAATTGGGAAATTTCTCAAAATGGAGGTTATTCTTGGGGGTGGGTGTTGTGGTATCTTCCTATTGTTGTGATTGTTTTTGCATGGGCATGGAAAGAGTGGATTCGCCCATCCATCAATGCTCTTGAAAACGAAGACATTGATAATCAGAAATATCTAAACAAACAAGAACCTCAAGACCCCAAAGTTTAATCAGGGTCTTTGTCTGCTGCTGCACGAACGGTTTCGTACATCCGTTTACAGATGTAATACGAATCCACAACATCGGAAACTGGGCTGCATATTTCTTTTCTGTTGGGAGCCAAAACTGCTTTTAGGTGCATCCCTGTTTCCCAAACAAAAGAATCGTACATTTGAGTTTTGTCTGCATTACCTTTGCCTGTGGCAAATTTTTTAACTTCGGTGGGTGGAACAATGGTAACTGGAATTCCCATGTGATACAACTTATATTTCAATATTCCTGTATTTTCAGCAATGTGAAACACTCTACCACTTGCAGAATACGCGTATCCCTCCAATGCAACATGAGAACACCCCATCACAATGTCCATTGCCCAATCAGCAATACTTTCGTAGCGTTCAGTATCTGAATTCCAGTCACTCAACCGCTCACCGTAAATATTCATGGTGCGAATTTCAGATTGTTTTTTATTTTCTGTTAGGAAATAGAAAGAACAGAATTCGTGGCTCCACGGCAGCGAATCGTCTGGATTGTTGTACAGGCAGACGGCTGGGCCACAAAGCGAATAATCTATTCCTGCTATCACCATATAGGTATTTAGGGAAGCCAGCCTAAATACAGGAAAGGAGGATTCTATTATGTTTCCAGGAATGATACCATCTGAACCAGCCAAGCAGGCTGAAAACTACAATGAAACCGTGCTGATTCCTTTGTTGGAAAAGCGAGTTCATGCTTTAACCAGTTCTGTTATCTTGGCTGAAGCCAAACTAGAAATTGCCTTGCGAGAAAAAGACCAGTTACAGAAGCAGTTGGACGAGATTTTGGTAAACACAAACCAAAAACCCGTAACGGACGACGGAGCCTAAAAACCCAATACACGAGCAAGCAGTAGCCCCAAGCAAAAACTGCAAGCACAGACCAAAATTTTTTGCGGTTTACTCATACGAGTCTTGTATAGCAACTCCTGACAAGTCTATGGCTGTGTTTTTAATCCAATCTAATATCAAATCTAGCCTGACAGCGGAATTTTCGTATACGCCTGCGTGATTTATTGCCAGGGAAGACACTATTCCCACCAGTCTTCCAACAGAGTCAATCACAGCACCACCAGAATCTCCAAAATAAATGGTTCCCTGTATGGGCAACATTTTTAATACTGATGGAGTTTCTATAAGTGTTCCGTAATACCAAAACACAAACGGATTACTTTTACGTTTGTATCCTCCCCCAAAACCAATAATTGTAAGAGGTTCGCCTCGGCTGTAAACATTATTTTCGTTTAGTAATCGTATGGGAGTACTGGGACACGGTGTTTCTAAAACTGCTATTGCCACATCCATAAAAACAGTTTTGCCTATTTTGTATTTGGGGTGTAATCTGTATTCCTTTATTCTATACAGTTCGCAACCTGCTTTAAAAAATTGAACAGGATCGCCGTCAACACAATGCCCCGCCGTGATTATTATCTGTGGAGATATAAGAACTGCTGATCCTATACCACAACCAGTATCGGTTATTAATTCTCCAACAGCAAGTTCTTGTGTTTGCTCGTCCACCAGAGAAAACCCTTCCATATACCACGGCAGTGGGGACTGAGTTTTCTCTGGTGGAAATGTTTGTGGTGGGTATACCTCGTCACATGCCCCGAAGAGTAGTGAGAGGGCTAGCAGAAGAGATGTAACTCCTGCTCTCTGCATACAAATATCTAGCCCGTTTACACAAATAAAAATGTACGGATTTCTAAAAGAAACAACCCCCTGTACGGGGGTTGTCGGGCGGGAGATGCTATCTCCTGCGGGGCACAAGCCTGCGAAGTTATTTATATCATCTCAATGTGGGAATATTATTGGTATTTTCTCCAATATCAACCAGTTCACAGGCTCCTGCGGAACATGCTAGACTCTGTGTTCCCGAAGTGTTGTCAGTCTTTTCGTAATTTATCAGTTCAGACCAATCAACATCCTTTGGCATCTTTGAAAGATGTGCTTCGTATTGTTGTTTAGTGCAGTCTTGATATGGTGCTTGCTTATAGGTTCCCAAGTCCATTGGAAGAAAACTAATACCGCTAATCTCGTCAAAGTGCTTGTACACCCATGCACCTACTTCTAGCCATTCGTTTTCTTTCACGCTAACAGTAATGCTCGGCTTGTGTTCTGTCCAGTGCCGCTGATAGGTGAGCCACAGTTCAAGGTGCTCAATAGCAGTCATGTCGTTACGGGTAACAGAACCCACAGCCTTCATGGGGAACGAGAACACCATTGTGTGGTCAGGACGCATATTGCACGGCTCGTGTGGGAACCCCTTGTCAATCATAAACTGACATAGGGGGTCTTTACGGTCAGCACGAACGGTACGAATGTAGTACTCGTTGTGTCGTGCGTGGATACCGCTTGCAGAATCAGTCAACTGCGATACGGTTCCGCTTGGCTTTACACAAGTAATAGCAGCAGCAGGATTGATGCCAATCTTCTTTGCCCACTCCTTGTTGGTAGCCACTGCTTCCCCCTTCAGGGTTTCAAGCAAACGGTTCAGGGTTTCTCCCTGCTCACGCATGAGTGGATTGTCAAGAATACCTGTAAGCGAAACACCAAGCAGGGCTTCCTCTTCACAGTTCTTTTTCCACTCACTAGACAGGTACGGGAAGTGGGTAAGTGACGCTTGCCATGTGCCAAGAATAGCAGCAAGACGAACCTTACGCTTCAGGGATTCAGGAGTGTCGTCCTTGCGAACAATTACTTCGCTGAGATTGCAGAACTCCTTGTCGCGTAGAATAATTTCAGAGTTGTGAACAAGAACACCGTTCGCAAAAAAGTTTTGATTGGGAGTTTGAATATCGTAAGTATCAATCTTGCCATCAACCTTCTTGATTTGCTTTACTTTTCCGC